GAACCTGGGTGTGGAAAAGTACGAAATAGTGGCCACACTGGATAACAGGACATCGGACATATGTCAGGATATGGATGGTAAGGTATTTGATTTAAAAGATTACGAAGTCGGAGTCACTGCAAACCCATTTCATGTTAGGTGCCGAACTACTACGGCTCCTTATTTCGATGACATGCAAGGCGAAAGAGCTGCAAGGAATGAGACAACAGGAGAAACGGAGTATGTTCCGGCAGATATGAAATATAGCGAGTGGAAAGAAAAATATGTGAGTAATAATTCAGAAAAAGTATTGCAAAAATCTGATAAAGAGGGTATAATAACTATACAAGAAAATAATCCAAGGGATGTAAAAATGATAAATTTAGAAACTCAGGAGATAAAGGTTGAGAAAGGCGATTTCAAAGACTGGATTTTTGATTGGTATAAACAAAGCAGAAAGAGCGATGTTATAAGAGCATTGAAGGTCAAAAACACTTCGGAAGTAATAGGACTGATAGGTTTCACAAATGAGGAATCCAATAAAGCTATATACGTTGATTTAATTGAAGCCTCGCCTGCGAATAACCCTAAAAATAAAATTTTTAAAGGCAAAAAGGAGTATTCTGGAATAGGAGGACGTCTGCTCGTAGAGGCGATAAAAGAAAGTTATGGAAAAGGATACGGAGGATTTATTTATTTCGACGCAAAAACTGAATTGATAGAATACTATAAGAAAGAGTTCGGGGCAAGGTTGATAGGGTCGCAAAGAATGGCTATATTTGAGAAGGAGGCTGAAGTTTTATATGAAAAATACAATGGGAAAAGATAAAAAAATGGATTTAGAATATAAATTAGCTTGTGGGATAGATCCTAATCCACAACCGCAGCCATTTGATTACGACATAAGAGCTGCGGCAAAATATGTTAAAGATAACAACATTGAAAATGGACTTACGGAAGAACAATTAAGAATGTTTATTAAATAATAAATTTAAGAGCGGTTTAACGACTGCTCTTTTTTTTGTTTACGGGAGGAAGAATGATAAAACTGAACATTTATCACAGCGATGGAAACTACATGGGAGTATCGTATGGTGGAACTTTAAAGAAATTCATTAAAAAATTTGATAAAGGTAAAAGTATAAAGTTAATAAGCGATGGAAAAGAATGGTATATAAACTCAGCACTGATACTGGCATTTGAGGAGGTGAAGTAAGAATGCTTAAAACATTTATCGGAGTTCTACAGGCAGGACTTGTGATATTAAAACTTTTAGGTCTCCTACATATGGGCTGGTGGCAGGTATTAATGCCTTTGGAGATTATATTCGGTATTTTAATCCTAGCCTTTTTATTGCTAGGAGTAATAAAATTCATAGAGTGTAAAAAGTAAATATTTCGCCTTTTTAGAATTTGCAGGCGTAAAAGAACAAATCAGACATAATACCGCTGACATACAGCGTAAAAAATGAAGGAGTGAGTATATTATGAACAAAGAGGAACTGTTAAAACTTGGGCTGACTGAGGAACAGGCGGAAAAAGTGTTGTCAGCAAATACTGAACAGCTGAAAGGGTTTATCCCGAAAGCAAGATTTGATGAAGTAAACAACGCTAAGAAACAGGCTGAGAAAGACTTGTCGGACAGGGATAAACAGCTTGAAACACTTAAGAACAGTACAGGAGATGTTGAAACTTTGAAGCAGACAATTGAAACACTGCAGAATGAGAATAAGGCCGCAACGGACAAATACAATGCTGAACTTGCAGAAATAAAACTGGCAGGAGCAGTGGACACGGCGTTGCTTGGAGCAGATGCTTTAAATGTCAGGGCAGTGAAAGCGTTACTGGATATGGGCAAAATCAAAATGGACGGTGATGTACTGCTTGGAATCAATGAACAGATTGAAAGTTTGAAAAAAGCGGAAGACAGCAAAATGCTGTTTAAAGCCGTTGAAGTGGGAAAACAAAAAGGGCCTAATTTCGCAGGAGTTAAACCTGGTGAAGGAAATACAGGAAATGGGGAAAGCAATGCCCCAAAATCTCTGGCTGATGCCATAATGGCAAAATTTACACAAACAGATTAAAAAAAATTAGGAGGTGGCTTATATGCCGATAACATTAGCAGAAGCTAAAAAGAATGTACAGGACGATTTGCAGATTGGAGTGATTGACGAATTTGCAAAGAGTAATTTTATTATGAACAACATACTGTTTGACAATGTAGTGTCCCCGACAGGAGGAGGAACTACAATGACTTATGGATATACAAGGCTGAAGACTCAACCAACCGCGGACCAATCACGAATACACACCTGCTGAAGTTTCTAAAGAAAGACACAATGTTGACTTAAAAATCTTTGGAGGATCATTCCAGATTGACAGAATTATTGCAGATATGGGTGGAATAGTGTCAGAAGTGCAGTTACAGATGTCGCAGAAAATAAAAGCCGCATCTGCCCTATTTAACAACACCGTAATAAACGGAGACAGTGCAGTTAACAGTAAGGCGTTTGACGGACTTGAAAAAGCAATCACAGGAAGTTCGACAGAATTTATTCCAGGAGCCGCAATAGATTTATCTACTTCGGCCGCAATAGATTCTAACTACAAAGCTTTCCTTGACATGCTGGACGAATTCCTGATGGGGCTTGACGGAACACCTTCCATGATAGCGGGGAACTTACAGCTTATCGCGAGAATAAGGGCTTGTGCGAGAAGAACTTCGATGTATACAACATCCATGAACGACTTTGGACAGCAGGTTGAAATGTATGCAGGAATTCCGTTAATTAACCTTGGAGCTAAACCGGGAACAAACGACCCAGTTTCTGAAACAAAAACAGGAACAGGGGAAACATCGCTTTACGCTGTAAGATTCGGGATGGACGGATTCCACGGAGTCGCTCCGACAGGAAACGGATTAATCAAATCATGGTTGCCTGATTATAAGACAGCAGGAGCAGTTAAGACAGGAGAAGTTGAAATGGTTGCAGCGGTTGCTTTGAAGGCGACAAAGGCCGCAGGGATATTCAGAAAGATTAAAGTTAAGTAGGAGGTGCTTTAGATGGCTGTAATAAAATCACCAAATCAGGAATACACAGGAACAAGTGCCGGGGTATATTTTGTTAACGGAGTTGGAAATACTGACAATGAAAACTTAATCGAATGGTTCAGGGGTCGTGGTTATGAAGTGGAGGAAGACTCGGAAGAAAAGGCTAAAAAACCGAAGAAGTAGGTGCTGGGTATGGAGTATGTAGAAAATATCAAAGATGATGTGATAAAAACATTAAAGTCGGTAGGCTATGAAGTCGTAGATACCGACTTATTTTTATTGGAACAGAGCATTGAGAAGGTCAGGTCTTATATTAAAAATAAGACCAATCAGAATAAAGTTCCTGAAGGCTTAAAGCATATTTGGGTTGACAGGAGTACAGGTGAGTTTTTGTATTTTAAGAAATCACTTAACCAGCTTAATCTGAATGGATTGAATTTTGGCCGTATGGCGAAAGAAATAAGTGAAGGCGATACAAAGGTCGTCTACGAGGATACAAAAACAACGGGAGATAAATTTGAAGTTTATATGACGTATCTTATGACAAGAGGGGAAGACGAACTCTTGAGATATAGGAGGATAGTATGGTAGAAGAATTGAAACAGGCAAGAGAAGCCATCCAGTCAATGTGGACTGGGATATGCAATATATTTGGGTTTAAGAATTCTAAAAATAAGTATGGTACAGTTGTTTCCGAAGTTAAGGAACTTTATAAGAACATACCGTGTCGACTAAGCTTTAAGAATATCAGCCAGACAGAGCAGACTGAAAGTGTGGCCAAGACATCTCAAGTTGTAAAACTGTTTATCGCTCCTGAAGTTTATGTCCCTCCAGGCAGTATAGTTGAGGTCACACAGAACGGAGTTACAAGGAAATACAAACATTCAGGAATATCAGCAGTTTATACTAATCATCAGGAAATAATACTCGACGTGGAACAGGAGAAGGCGTAATGGCAAGCAGTAAAATAGAAGTTCAGATAGAAGGACTGAAAGATTTTCAGAAACTTTTGCAGGAAATGAAAGCAGAAGAGGAAAGGTTCATGACTGAAACTATAAAGGAGCTTGCTGCAAGACTTCTCAGAAAAGTAATTAAAAGGACACCTGTAGGTTCTCCTAATTTCGGGAATGCAACATATAAGAGGGACAATAAGAAAAAAGGCATAAAAAAAGGTGACACCATATACAATAAGAATGGAAAGGCCAGAGTTTTGAAAACTAAGACAGTGACGTATAAAAAAGCTGGAAAGACCATCTCAAAGACTTATGGCGGACAAGGTGGAACTTTAAGGAGAAACTGGACTGTATCTGATGTAAGAAAAAATGGAAGTAACTATGAGATAGAGGTTTCAAATTCTACTGAATATGCAAGCTATGTTGAATATGGCCACAGACAGACTCCAGGAAGATACGTTCCAGCAATCGGTAAAAGGTTGAAAAAATCATGGGTAAAAGGTAAATTCATGCTAACTATCTCCGAAGAAGAACTGAGAAAAGAAGCTCCTGCAGTTATAAAAAGAAAAATATCGGAGTGGCTCAAGAAGTTAGGAGGATAGCAATGTTAAATGAGATTGTGGATGCAATAAGTCTGAAACTGTCAGAAAGCTTTGACGGTACATATGTGCATGTAAATAAGCTTAAACAGGGCTTTGAGGAACCCTGTTTTTTTATCGACCTGCTAAATCCCAGCGAAAAACAGATTGTCGGGAACAGATACTTGAGAAGTTATCTGTTTGATATTGCTTATTTCCCAAAAAACAATAGTCAGGTTGAGATTTTCGATGTACTTGACAAGATGCACGATGTACTTGAATACATAAAGCTTGAAGATGGAACTCTTATGAGAGGACTGAACAGGAATACCATGGAGGAGGATAATGTGCTGCATTATTTTGTGACTTATGAGATGTTTATATATAAGGCAGGGGATAGTAGCAATAACACAAAAATGGGAAATATAGAACTGAATATAAAACTGAAGGAGGAAAAGAATGGCGGATAATAAAAAATCAGAAGAAAACTCAGAAGAAAAAGCTGTGGCTAAGGAAGAAAAATATATAAAAAGTCAGATTGTAGGATCTGACAGGTACAGAAACAGAGCAGACATTCTGAATGTATTGCTTGAAGATAATACGGATTATACACTATCCGAAGTAGACAAAAAGTTAAAAGATTTTTTAGGTAAGGAGGTTAAATAATGGCATATGGTGGAGGTACATGGCTTGTACAGAATAAAGTCTTACCGGGAACATATATAAACTTTATAAGCAAAGAAAGGGCTGAACTTGTATTCTCTGA